CCGGTCAGGGCGGCTGGTGCGTCAGCGTGCCAGCGGGTGTCTGTGCGGATCGTGAGCGAGCCGCCGTTTAGGGTCATGGTCTCCCCCGCCGTGCGCGCGGTGCCGCCGTCGAGGAATTCCGGTGTGGTGATTACTGCCATGTCAGAGCACCGATTCCGTCACCCCGGCCAGCGTGCCGTCAGGGTTGTAGGTGAGGTCCGCGCGCTGCGTCGGCTGTGATGGTGTCAAGCGGTCCACGCGCGTGAGCTGCGAGCCGGTGTAGGTCATGGTCTTGCTGCGGCCATCGGCGTAGGTGACGGCGGCGAGCTTGCCTGCGGCCCAGGTAAGGGTGCGCGTGTTCGGTGCCATTGCGCCAGAGCCATCCAGGCCAGGAAGGCCCCGGGGTCCGCGCTCGATCACCTCGACCACCGAGACGGGCGAAGACCCCACGTTCAATGCCCCGGCGCCGACGCCCAAGACCTCGACGGTCTGCTGGCCCGCCGACACAATCGAGACGGTCTGCGACGGCCCGGTCAGCACCTCGGCCAGTTGGGCCGGTGGCGAGATGACTTCAATCACCGACACGGGTCACCTCGCGCGAGAGTTCCAGGCGGCCAAACAAGAAGCGCGAAATGCGACCTGCTGGGCTAATGAGTTCAAGGTCGTAGCGCCCCCTGCGCCAGCGGGCACCTGTCGTCTGGTCGTCCCGGATCGCAATCGTGATCTGTCCGGCTGGGCCGTCGATCACCAGGCCGCCGTTCTCCGTGGTCAACTCCAGCAGGAAGGTGCGCGCCGAGACCGAGCGGCGAACCTGCATCCGGGCGGCGAAGCCCGTCAGGTCGATGATGACCCCGGCCGAGTCCCGGCGCCTGAAGCTCTGGGCGTAGTCGGTGCCTTGCTCGACGGTCAGGTCTACCTCAGCAGCGGGAGGTGCACTGTTCAAGAACTCGCCCGAAGGTGGCTCAATCGACAGCGTTACCGAGCCAACCGCCAAACGAACCACGGAAGCCAAGCCAGCCACATCGGCAGACACGGTGCCCAGCGGCAACGCGATGAGCGTTACATCGACCGATCCCGTTGCGGTGCGGATCACCGATGACACGCCAGCCACATCGGCGGCCACAGTGGATGGCAGGGCAATCAGCGTGACATCAATCAATCCCGTTGCGGTACGGATCACCGACGCCAGGCCGGCCACGCTCGCGGCCACTGTGGCAACCGGGTCAATCAGCGTGACATTGACCGAACCTGTGGCCGTGCGGATCACTGCACTCAGGCCGGACACCGTGGCGGTGAAGGACTGGTCGTACAGCGTGATCGTGGTCGTGCCGCTCTCTGCTGTGTCGTTCACATACCGCTGAATAGTCAAGGTCGCGGCATCTGGCCCGGTGTAGCTCGAAGAGCCGTCCGGGTTGGCCGTGAGCGTGCCCCCGCCAGGGGTTGGTCCGCTCAGGATGACGTAGGACAACCAGTCACCGGTCGCAGAGATTAGCGCGAGATCGTGCAGCCAGCCAGCGGCACTACCACCACCGGGCGCGGTGTTTGCGATCACATCGGATGCCAACGCCCCTTCTCGGTACGTGGTCACTGACAGAGGCAGGTGGGCACTTCGATTGCCGGCACCGTCATAAGCGCGCACCCGCAGAGGGTACAAGGTGATCTTTGTCAGAGCCTCATAGGGGAAGGTTTTGGTCAGCGAGGTGAACGGGTATGACGAGCCGTTGTCAAAGCTCCACTCGTAACCCGCCACACCCACGTTATCGGTGGCGTTCGCCGATGCCTCAACCGTGATAGTCGTGTCGGTCTTACCGACAAGGTTCAGCGTTGCTCCACCCGGCCACACTGGCGCAATGGTATCGGTGATTTCCTGCTGACCAAACACAGCACCAGGCGCGTGCTGAGCGCGAAGCACCGCTGCCATTACGACACCACCACAGGTGCGCAGTACGCCATGTTCGCCGTGCTACCTGGCGTGCCATTGCTGGTGAACACCAAGAGCGTGCCCGTCTGACCTGCCGCCAGTGCCGTGAGGCCCGTGAGAGTTGCAGAGAACAGACCGGCTGCGTCCGTGGTTGCACCGGTTCCACTTGCAAGCGGAGCCGTTGCAAGGTTTGGAGGTGCCGCATCCCACCATGCCCAGCGCAGGCCAGTGAGGCTGGCGGCAGGGGTTGCGCCGTTGGTTGTGAGGGTGACTGTAGCGAAGCGAGACGGCGCGTTGGTTGTTGCACTTGCCGATGTCAGGACGTTTGAAAGATTGTTTGTCGGAGTCGCGGAGTCGCGCTGAACCGCGCTGTACTTATACGCGGTCGATGGCGTCAATCCGGGGAACGACAACACAACTGGTCCGACACTGAACGGCTGCGCTGCAATGACCACCACAGCCGGAGTTCCGTTGACATCCTGTCCCGCCTCGATCTGCGCAATCGAAGGGGCAGCAAGCGCAGCGGGGTAAAGAACCACAGCGCCCAAACCAGCCTCGTTGGTCGTGAGCCCACCAGTCAAAGACGTTGACGAAGCCGCTACAAGCGTAGGGGTCGTCAACACAGGACCTGTCACGTCCGACTCGATGACTCCAGATTCCCACGAGCGCAAAACCTCTCCCGTGTTAGCAGATTCACGTCCCCTGAAACCAACGTAAGTGCGGGCCGCATTCAGGCCGATGTTGTGAGTCAGCTTGAGGACACCGTTGACGTAGACACTCGCAAACTCGCCTTCGACCTCACCCCGCAAAATATCGCCTGCTGTCAGGGTTTGGGAGAAGGATGCAACGTTGCTTGAATTTTGCTGAAGGAAAATCGTTGCAGAGCTTTCGTTGTACTTGATGTGGTGTCCGTCAAATCCGTTAGATGCGGCACGGAATGTAATTAGGCTTGAGCTTGAGAGCCCACCGGCCAAGTCAGTGCCTAAAACAACCTGAACAAAGTGATTTGAGGTGGATTCGTTCCTGATGTGCCAGCCCGGGGCCGTGCCGGAGATAAATTTCAGGCCACCTGAACCGGTGAGGCGCGCGAAGTTGTTGGAGGCGTAGTAAACGATCGAAAAATCAGGTGGCCCATAAACCGTATCCGCTGTGCCGTCAAAGGTGGTGAAGAATGGCATGGTGTTTCCTTATGGCAAGCGCGGCACGATGGCCCACGTTGGCGAATCTTTGTAGCCTGCCGTCAGGGCCGCAACAGGCTTGAAGTTGTTGTACGCGGTCAAACCGTTCGCCAGACCGGCGTTGTAGACAGCGGCAGTCGCCCCGAGCGCCCACGCTGCCGCTGCATCAGGTGAACCCGGATAACCCGAAGCTGGAATCGTTGAGCAAGTCACGCCAACAGAACTCGGCTCATTTCGCGCATACATCTGAGCCCAGGTGGTAAGCCACGCCGTGTTGTCGGCGGTCTTGAGTTGCCAGTAATAGCCTGCTGCCTGCTGGATGCAGTAGCCCGGATCGGTCATTCGGTCTGCCACAAACCGCCCGATCCATAACAGCAAGGTCTGAGCGTCTGTCTGGCCGTTCTCGGCGCTCAGGGCCACGACAGAGGCCATGTAGTCCATCTGCCATGGTGCAGTGTCGCTGGCACCATGGTTGATCGCGCCCAGCGGAGACACGTCTGGGTTTCCGGCAACATACGTCGTAGCGTAGTAGTTGAAGTTGCGGTTGACGATGGTGTTGAGGTACGCCTTGTGCGGGCTTGTCTCGGGCAGTACGCGAGCCGGGTTCGCCAGGTTGCGCAGAGCCCACGCAATCGCTCGCAGCGTCATTCGGTACAGCAAGCCTTCGCCAAAGTTCCTGAAGTCCGCTGGGCGCGACGCGACAGAGTGCGCAGCCCAGAAAAGCATTTCCTCAGCGTAGTAGTAATCGCCCGTGACGAGATAAGGGATGTACGCCATGTCGGCGACGTGTTCCAGATCAGAGCCCATGCCGGTCGGGTCCAACTCGCCGGCATTCACACCGCGAGTCGGGATGCCCGGTGTGCTTGAGTAATTCGCGTTGGTCGAGATGCTGGGATAGGTGTCGATGCGCACCACCTGTCCTGTGTTTTCGTTTCGGAAGTGAGTGCCCCAAGCTCCAGCGGCGTCGGACTGCGCCAGCATGATTTGCTTTGTTCGCTTGTCTTGCGCCAAAACATGCATAGCAAACCAACTGGGTGATGGGCCGATGTCTGGGCGACCACCTGTATCGCCCATACCAGGACGCCAAAGCAGGTAAGCCATGGGACCGAGGTTTGCTTGATTGACGCGACCGTTGTTCTGACTCGCAAACGTGTTGACGATGGCCGACTCGTTGATGACGTTGGTGCGGTCGTAGTTGTGGACCGCTCGGCTATCCAGGAAGTAAGGAACGTCGTGCTTGAAATGCACCTCGGGGTTGGCGCCGTACCACGTCTTCTTGTGCCAGCGACCACCGTACCAATGCGTAAAGGCTGGCTCAGTGTGTTTTACCGTTGCTCCGTTTTTGATGACAAGCCCATAGGTCATCTGGCGCTGAGACGAAACAAACGTGCGGCACATCTCAATGGCCATGTCGGACATGATGTGCGCTCCGCCCGCATACATGCGCACGGCCACCCGAGCCTCTAAGTGCGGGTGAGGTGTCCCTGCCAGCGTGAACGAGGCCACCAATTCAAACTCTGTAACTGCGGGGCCTTTAAACCGAACGCCAGTTGTTGCAGTGCCCGCATTCACAAGCGCGACTTTTGCCGCCAAAGCAGAGTGGAAATCCACGGTCCAGTCTTGCGGCAGACCACCGTATGTGAAATAAGGAATCTCTGAGATAACAGAGGTTCCCGCATACGTAACGGTGATTGTGAAAGCACCGCCTGCTGGATCGCGCGGACGAATGAAAAGCCGCTCGTAATTTGACTGGAACGCGCGATAGCTGACGCTGCTTGCCATGAGAGACGCGAATTCCGTGGCAATGTTCATGCCGCGATCAAATCCCACGCCCGTCTGATTGCCAAACGTCCCGCTGTTCTTGATCGTGACCGTGTAGGTTTCGGTGGCGCCAATACCGGCAATTGAGAGTTGTACTGTTTCCCCCAACACATACCCACCTGTTGTTCTGTTCGTGAACCGAACGGCAGTGAGTTGATGCCGGTAAATCGTAGCCGTGGCGTTGAGTTGCCATTCGGCAGGCAGTGTGAGCGGGGCAACGGTAGGCGCAGCTTTCGGAACCGTCTTGACGGTCAGGGTCTGCTCAACGCCGTTGACGATGGAAGGGACCAGGGCGCTCATCACTGCAAAGCGCACCGAGCCGTCTGTGTGAAGTGCAATTTCATCGGCTTGTGACACTAACTGCGTCGCGCCACTGAACACCTTTAGGTCGAACGAAGCGGGGTTGACATCACCAGCTTTGAAAGGCTGCCCGAACGTGAGAGGAATACTCGTGTCTGTTCGCTCAGGAGCAAGCCGGAGCGTGGTTATTTCCACGCCCGCAGGCGGCACAGGGCTCCCCATGTACAGCGTATCTCCCGGCGTTCCGGGGTAGTTCAGCGTTGGCATGTCAGGCGCTCGTGCCGCTGTGGTTCAGGGTGGCGCTGTTGAACTGCACCGACTGGCCGCTGGTGATGCTCAGGCTGGACAGGATCACTTGAGCACCCGAGCCTGAGAGGCCGACTGACATGGCGGCTTTCCAGTCTGCGGCGCCACTGGTTCGCATGCGCGCGCTTGATGCGGTGCCGTCTGCTGCGGCGGTGACGGTCTTGGGGAAGCCGCCGCCGGTCATCACGGCGCCCGATGCGGTAGGTGTGCCCAGGCTGGCGCTGGCCAGCACCGTGCCGCCTGCGTCGAGGATCTGGACCGTGCCCGAGGCAAGTCCGGTGGCCGAGGCTGCTGCGTCGGCGTTGTTGAAAGCGGTGAGAGCGGTGGCGGAGAGCGTCATGGTGATTCCTTGGGGTTTGAGGTCGTGGTCCAAGAGCCGCTCTGCACGGCGCTGCCAACTGCCCCCCGATTTGAGAGGACGGACCCCGGAAGTCAACCCAAGACGCGCCAGCGCAGCGCGCTATTTCTTCACCACAAACACCGCAATCACCACACCCAGAACCAGCAGGCCCCACGGCGCGGTAGCCACTGCCAGCGCCACGAGACCCACAGCCACACTCAGGCCCGCCCAGTTCATGGCGCGTTCTCCCGGATGACAGCCCGGATGTTCTCGCGCAGCGCTTTGGGGGCCGTGTCTGCCATGCGCTGCTGGCGTGTCTTGCGCATCTCGCGCACCCGGCGCAGCACGGTGGGCATGTCCAAGTCGATGCGCTGGCCGGGGTTCTTCTGGTTCCAGGCCGCCACGTCCCCACGGGCCTCGCGCTTCATGTCCTCATCGCGCAAGAAGATCGCCTCTGCCATCTTCGCGCGCGCCGCTGCCACCGCGATGTCGTAGTTGCCCTTGGCCTTTTGAATCTCGCGGGAGTTGCGCTGCACGGCGGCCACGCTGTTGGGCTGAAACCCGATGGCCTTGAACGCCGCCTCAGTGCCGGTGGTGTCGATCACCTTGCGCCCGCGTGTGTCGCGGTACATCCCGGTTGCTTGCATGTCCTCGGCCTTGACCGCGTTGCGCACAGCAACCGGTGAAGCTGTCACCACCGCCTTGCCCAAGTCCCCGGCCAGCGCTTGGTTGGTTGCCTGCAGGCCGCGCTTGAACAGATCGCCAGCCGGTCCCACCATCTCCAGCAGATCGCGGCTGTGGTTCTGCTTTTGCATGAAGATGCCGGTGCCTGGGATCAAGTTGCCCATCCCCAGGCGACCGGATATGTCGATCGGCACACCCGCGACGCCGGAGATTCCCTCCATCACGACGTTGGCCCCAGCCGTGCCGAGCTCGCGGGCAAGGAACGAGCGCATCTGCGCTTTGCTGGAGAAGTTGTAGCCCATGCGCTGCATGGCGCCGTCGATCACGTCCTGCACATCCTCAATGAACGGCAGGCCATCGGCGCCAGCCAGCAAGAACAGCGCTGCCAGCGCCAGCACGGCGGCTTTGCGGCCCGCCTTGCGTTCGGGCGATCCGGGCTCCCCGGCGTTGGCCATGCGGGAGACCAATTCCACGTAGTTGATGGTGTAGAGCTTGAAGGTGAACAGAACGCTGCCCACCGCGCCGCGAGCCCAGCGGGGCTTTGCTGCCTTGGAGTAGACGAACTGGGTATCGTTCACAGCGCGCCGCGCGAACTGCGCCGGGTCTGCCATGCCTTGCTCCACAGCAGTGCGAAAGGCCGCGATGAAGGTTGTGCGCCGGTTGAACTGCTCGGCCAGACTGAACACCTTGCCCCAGGCCAGCGAGACGCGGTTGAGCGCGTTGTTCGCCGTGGCAACGGTATTGCCAGACAAGGTGCCGTCGCCAGAGCGAAGCTGAGCGCGCCCCATTGCCTGTGCTTGCAGTGCGAAGACCTCCTGCGGGCTGACGATGCCTTCTTCCTCGGCCTTCTTCATCGCCGCGTCCAGGCGCGCATCGCCTGTCTCGCCCTTGGTGGCGTCGCGCACGGCTGCGGCCATCTGCACACCGGCCTTGCGGATGCCGCCGAACTGGCTCAGCCATGGCAGCGTCACGGCGAACGGCTGCGTGGCGTTGACCATGGCCGATGCGATGGAGCCGCCTAGGTACTGAGCAAACAGCACCGCGCGCAGGGCTTGCGCTTCCTCCTGCGGGTTGGACACGTAGGCTTGCAGCTTGATCGCCGCATCCTTCAACTCGCCTTGCTCCTTGGGAATGGCCGCAATCGCCTTGCTGGTTTCCTTGGCGTGCAGGTTGCTTGAGGTGCGCCGCGCGTTGGAGTAGACGAAACCGGCCAGCACGCGCCCGGCATCGTTGCTGAAACCGGCGATGCCCTGGCGCTTGAGCAAGCGCTTCATGGCGCTGCGGTTGGCCGTGCCCCGCTTGACGAACTCTTGGAATGCAATGTCCTGCGCGCGGTTGCCTTGCTCGTCCAGGCCCAGGATTTCACCGAACAGAGCCGCCGTCTCAGGGCTCATACCGGCGAACATCTTGTACGCCTCTTGGCTCATGGTGCCGGTCACGATGCCGGTGGCGCCAGCTTTGCCCAGCAAGCGCGATGCCTTGTTGCGCTCAAGGTCGGTCTCGAACATGGAGAAGTAGCGCTCGCCGGTCGAAAGCGTTGCCTCCAGCGTGTAGTTGCCGTGGCGAGAGAGCGGCGCGTAGCCACGATCCTTCAGGTCTTTGGCATGCGCTGCCACCTCCAGCGCCTTGTCGGCCATGCCACTCAGCACGGTGGCGCGGCCTTCGTCCTCAATGCTCAGCAGGTACTCGCGCAGCGTGTTGGCCGCCTCATCCAGATTGGGCATTTCAAGCACTATGTCTCGGATCGGCAGGGCGTCGTCTGCGGCGTAGTTCAGCATCTCGCTGATCGCCAACTGGTCGATGCTCTTGTCCGTGGCGGCGCGGAACTCCCGGTAGTGGCCGATCTGCTCGTCGGTCAGGTTGAAATGCTGCCTCAGCTCGGCATCGGTGAACACCACGCCAGCGCGCAGGAAGTGCGTCTCAAACTTGCCGTTGATGATGCCCTCGTACTGCTCTTGCGGCAGACCTTGCCACATGCGCAGCACATTCGGGGCGATGTGGTTGCCGCGCAGCAGCATCTTCGCCTTCTCATCAAGCTCCACGGCTTCCATCTCGGCTTCGATTTCATCGATCGGCCGTACCCGCCCATCACGGTCGCGGCCCCAGGTCAGCGTGCCCTCGAAAACCGGTGCACTCAGGGCCTTGGTGTCCTCGGGGGACAGCGGCGTGTTGAGAATGTCGGTGATCTTGTCCAGCTTGGGCAGGATGGTGGGCGCAAGCTCGGCCGACTCTGCGGCGTAGTAGCTCACATCGTTCAGGAAGTTCTGCACCGAGTCGAACACGCGGCCAAACACCGGGTGGCGCTGCGCGAGGTTGTATTGCGTGCCGACCGTCTTGTGCCACCAACTGAGGCGCCCTTCGCCTTGGAACAGGTCCGATACCGCGTAGCCCGCCGGAAGCGCGGTGTTGCGCGCGCTGTTCAGGGCGTCGGTGAGGCCACCGGAAAGGGTGCGGCTGTAGAAGAGTCGGTTTTCGCGGACCGCATCGCCGCTTCCATCTTCACTGGATCCAATCCGGGCGAGTTCCTTGCCAAGCCGCTCCAGTAGGCTTCCTCGTCCTGCGGCGGTCCCTTGTACGCCCACCACGGCGCGGAAGACCGCAGCTCGCGCAACAGTTCTCCAACCCGCTTGTCCCGCTGGGCTGTCTCTTCCAGCCGCTTTTGTACGATCGGTGATGGATTTAGTGACCAGTCGAGCCAATTGCTCTCGTCCTGCAAATCGCTGCTTGGTGTCGGTACGAAAGAACTGTCCGGTGTCGGTGTCATAGCCTACAAGTTTTGCGTTCGGAAAGGCATTGTCAAGTGCTTTGAGCGAAGCTGCAACCATTCTTTCGACATTTCCCTCGCTATCGCCATACACCCAGCGCAGCGGTGGCACACCGATGCTGGCCTTGCCTTCCACCTGCAATGGGTGCGGGGCCAAGTGGTCAGTGGTGCCAAACTTGAGGGCGCTGGAAATCATCTGCTCAGTGCGCCGACGCAGGGCCTCATCGGACAGGCCAGCCGGGTCGCCGATGAAGATGCGCCCGGTGTTGTGCGCGAAGGTGGCCGCGATGTTGTAGATCACGTTGCCTTCGGTTCCCGGCGCGCGCCCGGACACATCAATCCAAACGTCTTCGGTGCTATCGGGCACGTCCTCGGGGTTGTCGCCAGGGCGGCCCATGATCCAGTCATAGCCCTCATCGGTCTCGTTGGCCCCATACACACTGGTCGGCCCGGACTTGCGCACGGTCATGCGGCCCGAGGTGCCGTCGGGCAGCGTCATGGTGTGCATCGTCTCTCCACCTGGGAATGTGGTCGAGCGAATCTTGATGCCCGGCGCGTTTTCCTCGGCGATGCCTTGCAGATCGGTCTTGGTGGACTTGGGCAGCGAGAACAGCTCATCCATCTGCGCGATCTGTTCTAGCGCACTACCGGAGCCATCGGGGGTGGAAGAACTTCCACTTTGGCCCGAATCGCCCCTGCTCATGGCAGGGCCTTTGCCGCGCTTTTGGCTGGTACTCGGGCCGCCGCTCTCCACCCAGGCGCGAGCCGGGATGATGTAGTTGGCGATCAACTCGGAGTCGCTCATACGCATCATGGTAAAGCCCGGCACGTTCTCGCGCATCCACGAGCGCACAGCGGCCACGGCCTTCTTGACCCAGCCCATCTCGGGTGAGTTCTGCGCCATGTAGGCCAGCACTTCCTCAGCAGCCATGCGCCGCTCGTTGGTCTTCTCAAAATCCAGCCCGAGTCGTTTTGCAGCCGTGCGCACTTTGGCAGCATTGAGCACGCTCATGCGGTCCAGAATCGTCCCAAGCTCAGCGCCGTACAAGCCGCGCAGCCCGAAGTGACCCAGCGATTCGTGCATGAGAACGCGCGCCACATCCAAGTCGGTAGCCAGCTTGTCGGCGATCAGGTAGATCGTGTTGGTTTCGCGGTCAATGAAGCCTTCGGGCGCCCCGGCGTTGTCCACGGAGAGCGGTCGCCCGCTTGCCTCAGCATCCAGCGCCTGTACCTCGTCTCGGATTTCGGCGGGCACGCGCGGGTCATCGATGTTCTGCACCACCACCACGGCGGGCTTGTTCTTCCAGCGCGAAACCATCTGGTCCACGCTGGCCTGCACGCGCTGCGCGTTCTGCCCGCCTGCCTGGGTTGGGTTGCGGCTGAACGCGGTTGGCTTGTCGCCCACAAGGGCCTTGGCTTCCTCGGCCATGCTCGGCAAGGCGTAGAGCGCCTGCTTCTTCATCAGGGTGTCCAGCGCCTTGATCGCATCCTTTGGCTCGTAGACCGTGGCCACCATGAACGAGCCCGACGATGTGAAGTCGCCAGCGGCCTCGATCAGCGGTTTGTCGAGGAAGTATTTGCCGCCCTTGGCCTTGGACTTTGGCACTTGGATGCGAACGCCTTGACCGGCGGGCAGCACGCGCACAACGCTGTCGCGCGTCATGATGCCAAAGCGCCCGATGTCCCTGTTGTCGCTGGTCTGCAAGAACTTCAAAGCGTCGGCGGCTGTCGGTAGCCGGAAGTCGCCTCGGGTGTTCTTGGTGTAGTCGAACAGCTTGGGCAGCAAAATGCCCTGCTCTTGCGTGCCGTCTTCCTTGGTGAAGGTGATGATGGTGCCGCGTGCGCCCTGGATTTCGCCGTAAGCGGCCAGCAGGTTGCCGGTGACGATCTTGGCGGTTTCGCGCTGGCCGGGCGGCTGCTCCTTGAACAACTGCTCAACCGTGTACTGCGAGGACAGGCCCGACACCTCGATCTGGCCGAACTGAGTGGCGGGTACGGTCACGCTGCGAAGCGCACCGTTGACGGCCACTGTCACCTGAATTTTGCTCAGACTGTAGGGGTTGCCCGTTTCCTTGTGCGTGTTGCGCACATTGATTACGACGGCGTTCAAAGTGTCGCTGTTGATGTCCACGCGGAACATATCGCCCACCTTGTGGTCGCTCATGAACGCCTGTCCGATATTGCGCGTGACGGTCGCCTTGGCCTTGCCGTCATCGTCCAGTGTGGCGCTGTAGGCCAGATACTTCATGTTCAGGCCAGCCTTCATCGCGGCCATGCTGTCAACGGCCGTTTTGCCGTCGAGGTTTGTCGCCATGGCCTCGCGTATCTCGGCCGGCTTCATGGGCACGCCCTGCGCCTTGATCGAATACTCGCCGTAGATGGCGTCCTCACCGAAAGGCGTGGTCGGGTCCGGCCCCTCAAACAATACCTCTTGGCGCAGCTCCTTGGCATCGAAGTCAAACGTGCGTGGCTCCAGATCGTTCTGGTTGGTCTTGTTCAGGTAGTCGATCAGCGCGTTGTACTGGCCTTCCACCTCGTCGTAGAAGGTGTTTTGCGTGGCGATGGGTTGCAGCGCCAAGCGCCCGGTTGCCTTGCGCGCGAGGTCTTCTGCAATGGTTTTGCCATCCGACGACAAAAGGTCATCCACCCCAAGCTGCCGCGCCAGTTGAAAGTGGTCGTTCAGGTACTGGTTGACGATCTGGTCGCCATACTTGTTCAGGATGTCGGCCGACTTCACCGATGTGGCCGACTCGGTGTTGCTCGATGTGTTCGCGTTGAGCGACTTCATCTTGTTGGACAACACGGCCGTCGGGCGCTTCTCGGTCGGAAGGTCCACGCTGAGCAGGGTGTACTTGGGCAGCTTCACTTGGCCGGTGCGGTGAATGCGGCCGAGCATCTGCATGAAGACGTTGATGTCGCCCGCCGCCTGGGCCACGATCATGTGGCGCTGGCGCTGGTCTACGAACTTCTCCGAAGCGTGCAGGCTGATGCCGGTGGACCCGGCCACGTTCAGCACCAGCGCGTCCAGTTGGCCGCCATTGAACCGGCGCGTGGTGCTCACCTTGTCCTTTTGCTCGGCCGCGTCAACGGCGCTCAGCGTTGGGTTGCTGGGATCCGTGTAATCCACCGACAGGTTGCGCCCCGTAATCTCGGCCACCGTGAACCCGGCCCGCTGAATCTCGGCTCGCATCCAATCAATGGGCGACACGGGAATGTCCAGACTCAGCCCGTCGATGACCTTCTGAGCGTTGTCGTAGGCGGCGCGGGTTTCCGCGTCCAGCTCGCCGAGGCTGATGATGCGCTTCACCTCGTCACCCGTGGGCAGCTTCTCCGTTACCACCAGCGTGCGGGCCAGCGCGCGAGACAACACGGTGCGGTAATCAAAGCTCCCCAGGCTTGCGCCTTGAGCGATGCCGTTGGCGCTGGCGTATTCGTTCAGGAACGAGCCCATTGTGTTTTCCACCGCGATGATGGGCTTCTCACCTCGCTTGAGGGATGCAATGGCATCGTCTGCTGCGATCTGCGCTTTCAAGCCCAGCAGCATCTGCTTGACGAAGTTGTGCACCACGCTGGAGAACTCGGTGTGCTGCACGCTGGCAGACGCCTGATTGCCCGAGTTGTCCTTGATAGCCGCCCCCATTGCGGCCACTTCCTGGCTCAGTTGCTTCACAAATATGCTGTGAAACATCCGGTCGGCCGACACGATCGCGCGCAGGGCCTTGGTTGCCTCATTGGACATGCCTTCGTGCAGCTTGCGGTTGGGCGCGTCGAACTTTGACTCAATGCTCACACCGTCATAGGACCGCTCGCGCCGGAACATTTGCCCGGCCTTGACCAAGTTGTTGCTCACCACCGTTTGCAGCGGCAGGCCACCGGCCGACATGGCATCGGTCAGCCCGTCGTTGTCGCCTGCAGCCTTCCCGATGTCAGTCTTGAAGTACAGCGGCATGTTGTCCGGCCGCTTGGCGTAGGTCGCGCTCAGATAGGTCACGCCCTTGGCCAGCCCCAGCGCGTCGATCATGAACGCGCCCGTGGCCGAATCACCCGCCGCGTTGTGCGACTCATCGAGCACAAACACCGCATTGGGTGCGAGCGCCAGCAGCGCGCGGCGCTGATCGTTCGCCACGTTGATCTGCGAGTAGGTCATGAACACCGCGTTTGACCCAGCGGGCATGGTGCCTGTCTCTGCCAAGCGGCCGAGCCGCGCCCGATGCGGTCCCGCTTTGTTGGCGAACAGCTTGGCCCCGCCTTCACCGGCCACCCACGCATCGCTGTTGATGATGAACGGGTTGATGTCGGTGGTGCCAATGTCTGCCAAGTCGCCGTACATATCGGTGAACAGGCTTGGCTTGACGCTGATAAACACCGGAGTGAAGCCGCTGCGCGCTGCCCAGCGAATGATTGCGGCGGCTTGCCTGCCCTTGCCAATGCCGGTCTGGTCGGCAATGACGACGGCCTTTCCCTGCTTGATCTGGTAGATGGCCGTTGCCACCGAATCCACTTGCAGGCCCATCAGGGCACCATGAAGTTCTTCGACCGACTTGTAGCCCAGTTCCTTGCGGACGAACTCGTCAATGTCGCCTACCTCATCTTCCAGGCGGGACAGGGCGTCCTGCGTGGGCTGCGCCATGTTGGCCGGGATCAATACCCCGGCGTCCTTGCGCGCGCTGCGTGCCGTGTAGGGCACTTGGAACTGGTTGCCCTCAGTGGCTAGGGCATCTGCTCCAGTATCTCCCGCAGGCTTTGCGGCGGCAGGCTTTTCAGGCTTCCCGGCTTTGTCCAGTCGATCCGGTTCAACAGGCTCAAAGCCGAGTCGCTGCTCACGATCGCCGTCGCCCACTGGCTCTGCGGCTGGTTCTGCGCGATCAGGAATACTTCGGGGGCCTGCTCCTTCGACATCTCCATCGCCTGCAACGCCTGTTCGGGCTCCTTCTGTATTGCCTCGCGCAGTTTGCGCGCCAGCAACTCCGGGTGGTCCGACTGGGCGGGCTTGGCCGCCAGCGGGACGGACAGCGCTATTGCTTGCGCTGGCGTCAGATTGCCCGCTGGAATCCAGTAGTTTTGTTGTGTAGTCATAGACTTGCTCCCAATTCTGCGCCCTTTGGATGGTTCCTGCAACCGGCGCCAATTTGGATGATTGCTGGCGGCCCTTGATGGTGATGACGCGCACCGGCCAGCCCGCGCCCTGTCGGGTGTAGAGGTCGCCCTCCACCTCGAAGTGCCCGGTCACGTTGTAGTTGCCGTAGAGCCAGTTGAAGAAGATGCGGTCGTCCAGACTGAGCTGGCCTGTTGCTTTGTTGGCGCCGATGATGAGCATGGCGCTGCCGTCGGCCTTCATTGCCTTTAGGGCGTTGGCTGCAATCAGGTGGTCGATCTGGCCGATGTTGTAGCCGTCCACCTTCACCTTGATGGGGTTGCCATTGGCGTCCTTGACGGAGCCGAACGGCGGGTTCATGTGCACCACGTCGAACTCGCCCTCGGGCGTGAACGTGCTGGCGTCGTTCTGCGTCGTGGCCTTGAAGCCTTGGGCCTGCAGGGATGCCTGTCGCTCGCTGTTCAATTCATTCACCTGCACGTTGCCCGGCTTGGCGCCAAGGGTCAACATGCCGTTGCCTGCGGTGGGCTCGTACAGGCTGCTGCGGCTGTTCACTCCCGACAGCAGCGAGCCGAGGTAGGCCAGCGGCACCGGGGTGCTGTACGCCTGATTCATCACGCTGGTGCTGGTGCGGATGTTCAGGTTGGGCTGGGACTGGTAGATGCGCAGAAGAATGTCGAACGTGCTGCGGCGGCCTTCCTTCTTGGCTATCACATCGCGGCCGAGGCGAACGATCGCGGCCTCCAGCGCTTCCTGCGCTTGCTTCATGCGGGCCGGGTCGGCGGGCTTGCCGTCGAACGCTTCCACCAGCTTTTTCAGGGCCGGGTTGTCCTTGGGCATGTTGCCGTCGGTGATGGCCTGATAGAGCGAGGTGGTCAGGTCGGTTTGCGCTGGCTCGGGCGCTGGTGCGGGCTTCTCGGCTGGCTTCTCAGCGGCGGTCGCGCGCTCAATGTCAGCAGCCTCCACAGTGGCCGAACTGTCCATGCCGTCGAACCCTGCTGCGCGAGGGTCGTACTTGATCCCCATATACCAAGACTTGAGGTACGGCTTTACCCCATCACCCAGGTCGGCCACCATCGCACGGGAGTAGGCGGCAAAGCTGCGCGCACCGGCTTCTATATGGAACCCCGCCAGCGTGATGCCGTCCATCAGCATCTCGGGGTCGATGCCGCTGTTCAGTCGGCCCAGCTTGGCTTTCAGGCGTGCGCGAGCGGCGGCGGCTGCGTCCTCGGTGAAGATGGTGTTGGCGCTTGGTGCTGGCGCGGCTGGAGTGGAATCCGATTCCACTGGCGTGTCAGCAGGCGGTTGCAGTCGCGCCACTTCGTCGAAGTCGCCCCGTGTAAACGGAATCCGGTTGGTGATTGAACTCAGGTCGCCAGAAGACAACTTCAAGTCAGCCATGCGCTGCAACAGATCGGGCTTGGTGATCTTGCCGTTCATGAAGTCCACGATGGCCCGCTGGCCTTGCTCAATGCGCTCGGGCGTGCCTTTCAGCGTTACACCATATTCGTACTGGTCGGCGCTTTCTGGCGCAGCGGCGGGCTTTTCAGCGGGCGCTGGCGCGGGGGCTCTGACAGCTTGAGCAATCAAGTGCTCGGCATAGTCCATGCCGGTCTTGGTGATCTGGTCTTCACCGAGAAATGAACCGTCTGAGTTGGTCAGTCGGCGCTTGCCGGCCACCGCCTGCACCGTTGCACCTTTGGCGATGCGGTCCCGCACCAGTGCCTTTCGGGTGATGGCCCGGCCGTTGTTGACGACGTTTTTGTTCAGCGCTTCGCGCGCTGCGGATCGAGCAAGAACGGATGCGCCCTCTTTGAAGCCATCCATATCAGCATCGTCTGCGGCTTGTGCGTCCTCTGCTGCTTTTGCCTCTGCAATCTTGGCTTGATTCTCAGGGCTTGAGCCAATCTGGTCGGTTCTTGCCGGCGCTACTGGCTGGCTTGCGCTTTGTTCTCGCGGTGTGCCCGGCTCACCGCTCAGTACCCGTTCTTCTTGGGCGCTGGCTTCTTGCTGGGCTTCATCGGTGGCATTGGTGCTGGCTTTTTCACTTTGGGTTCCTTGGGGTTGTGCAGGGGTTGAAACCGGCCCTGGCGTCCGGGTGTTTTGTGGGGTGGGGTTGTCCCTTTGCCGATTTTCTTCTACCGCTTTTTCAGCGGCAGCACGTGCTGATTTTTCAGACTGAAACTTTCCAATGGTGACCGTTGGATAGAACTTCGTCCTTCCATCGGGGCCGGTCGGTCCGCCTGTTCGATCGATCATTACCTCATGCGACTTTGTTCCCTTGCGCCAGCCGGGCGGCGCAATGCTGACGCGCCCATTCATGCCCTCGTTCGTTGTGAAGTCGTAAGAGACAAAGCCATTCGGCTTGCGCACTGGCTTGATTGGCGTCACCCCATCGGCTTGTGCATCACCACCTCGTCCCGTGTCGGGTACTGCTGGGGCGGTGGCTGCATCGCCTGCGCCTGTTTCTGGCGCTTGATCTGGCGTGGCTTGGGCTTGGGTTGCGTCGGCTCCTGTCGGCTGGTCTTGGACATTCAATTCATCCGTCAGTGGCCCGGACTCGTTGTCCACGGCTTGTTGTAGAGGGTCGCTGCCAACTGCATCCGCTGCTGCAGTGTCATCAGCGGGAACACCCGTCGGCCCGAATGGGTCAAGCGCCTCACTCCCGGTTCCGGCGGTGGCGTCGGGGGTGGTGGCGGCGGTCCCTTGGTCTGCATTGGTCTGCTCCTGAGTTGTTCGAACAACAAAGCCACCATCCACCGGCATCACATCGCCCGGCGTTTGTGTGGCGGCGCGCTGAGCGGCTACGAGGGTTTTGAACGGCCCACCGCTGGGGTTGAGAATGTCGGTGGGCTGAATGGGCTGCAGCTCGGGCGCGGCATTGGCTGGCACGCCTGCGAACGGATCGGCGGGGTCCAGTGGCTGCTCGGTGGGCGGCACGGCTGGCGCTGCCGGTGCGCCGCCTGATGGCGATGGTGGTGCGCCTGTGCCCGGAGCAAGGTTGGCTCCACGGGAGAGTGGACCCACCTCGGGCACCCTTTTCCCTCCAGAGAGCGCCTGCACGCCGCCGCCCATCACGCCGCCAGTCAGCACTCCCATGACGATGGCCTGATCCACTCCCTCGTCCAACGGCTTGCCCAGCGCGTAGTTCTGCAGCACCTGTTCCTGCACGCCTTGTGGAAGTTCTTCCAGCACGCCTTCCACGAACGCGCCTTCGATCACCTTGCGCACGAACGACTTCTGCATGGCCGGATCGACCATCTTGCCGCCAGCCAGCAGCGTGTCCACGTCGCCTATGCCCATGCGCTGTGCGACCTTTCCACCCAGCACGCCGATAGCGCCGGTCAGGCCGCCCACAGCAATCGGCACAAGCGACTGCTTCAAGTCCAGCGTGCCGTCTGCTGTCTGCTGACGAATCTGCTCAGCGGTGGCACCTGCGGCCACGACGCCTTCGCCGATACCACCAGCGGCGATACGCGATGCCATCGACGTTCCGGCTCCAGGCAACATCATCGAGGCGCCCTTGAGCACACCACGAGCGGCTACACCGCCTGCAAGCATCGGGGCCAGCGACTCACCAACGGCATGCGGAATGACCGATGAGTTTTGCAGCGCTGCGCTGGCGGTGTCGAGCACGCGCCGCCCAAGCGAGTCTTCTGGGTTGGCTGCGTTTTGCACAGCGGCGAACGCGGCCTTCTGCTCGGGCGTGTAGAACTGGTCTAGGTACTCCTTGGCTTGCTTGGGGCGAAACCCCACAAGGCCATCCTCGTTTTCAAGGAACTTGCCCACCGCGCCGCCAGTGGGGATGTTGGCCAGACCAACAGCGGCTTCGGTGAACCCGATGGCGCTTTTGATGCCGGTCAGCAGGCCGTCGCCCGCGATGCGCCGGATTTTGCCGGAGCCCTCGGGTGCCGCCTCTTCTGGTGCAACAGCGCCTGGGGCCGCGCGGAACCAGTCATCGCCCGTGAAGTCATCGGGGTTGAGGTCCGTGAGGACCACGCCTTGCCGCTGTCCAGTGATGCCGAGCTTGGAGGTTTTGGTGGTTGCCATGCGCGCGTTCAGTTGGACGACAGGAGTTGTTGCAGGGCGGCTTCGGCGCCGTTGCCGAACTGCGCGCCTGCTTGGGCGTGAAGCTGCTTGCGCAAGGCATCTGCTTGCTGCATGTATGTGGCAATCGCCCTTTGGTCGCCCGACTTCGCAGCGGCCACGAACTGGGCCTGCGCCTGCTTGAACTGCTGCGCCAGCGGGACCATCTTTTGCAGCGATTCGGCCCTGATCCGGTCAATGACGTTTGGTGCAGCTGCTGGCGCTTGCACACCGGCCTGCGCAGCGGTTGCTGCTGTTGGTGGGGGGTTGGTTGCAGGCTGCGGCGGCTGGGTGCCCCCGGCCCCTGCGGGCGGTGTGCCACCACCCGGAGCAGCCTGCGAAACTGGTGGCTTGGCCTGCATCGGGCCGCTGACAAGAACGGTCTGGCCGTTGACCACAACCGCCTCATGCGGCACGCCGCTCACATCGGCTATGCGCACGTTCTGGCGGTTGCTGGCCAACTCCATGGCCTGCATCACCGACCCGGCCGTCAGCGGTATTCCCACGGATGCGTTGCTGAGAAAGATCGACGTGCCCAGCGACTTCATGGACGTGGCGGCGGCCTGAATGGTGCCGCGCTCCTTCGCATCGACAGCTTCATTCATCGGGAACTGATCCTTGATGTAGCCGCTCAAGTCGCCCTCGAAGTCGCGCATGTCCTTCAAGCTCACCGTGATTGCGCCGCCCTCCGTGGTCTTGCCCGCTGCGATGCGCTGTGAATGTGCAGCGTTCAGCTTTTGCTGCGCGGCTTGGTCGCGGCGAAAGCGCTCGTTGGTGTCGGCGTTCTGTTGGGCGATGGAGAGCGACTTGTCGTCGTGGTTCTGGCGACGCTTGGCCTCATCGAGTGCCAGCGAGTGGGCCAGCTTGGCTTCGGGCTTCACGCCGCGCGAGAGCATGAAAGCAGCGGTGGTGTAGCCGGTCTCGTCGTTGGCAAAGCGCCCGCCCATGGGTTTCAGCGTCCCGTCCTCGCCTACGGCGTGCATCTGCCAGGACTTGCCGTCAGGCGATGGCACGGACTTGAACTTCATGGCGCCGCCCTGCCCATCGGCCGACGACTCGCTCATGAACTGCGCGAGTGCTTCCGGGCCTTTGGCCGTGGCCTTGCGCAGACCATCATCGAACAGTTGGGTGGCCTGATCGCGTTTGGCGTTGTCAATGGCGATCTGCGCCGCTTCACCCTGAACGCCGCTGGTGCGAAGCTGGTCTGCTCCCAGCATGTTGCCCTGCGAGGCCATGGTGGCTGCGGTGCGCTCGCGCTTGGCAGCGGGTGTGTTCTGCTTGCTGGCTTCCGTGTCTGCAAGCCCGCGCTCGGCAAACGATGCGGCCCCAGCCTTGTAGGTCGTGGGTGGGGTTGTGGCATCCACCACGGGCGGCATTGCGTCCATGTCGCGCTCGTCAAGCGCCAGACCGGGCACCTCTTGTACCTTCACGTCAGATCCAGCTACGCGCAGGGCTTCCTTGTCGGCCTTGGACTGATTGCGCTCACCGATACGGAATTGGTATTCCTCTTCTGCGCGGTCATCGATCTTCTTCTGGCGCTCCCGATCGGCCGTCTTCTCTCTGGCATTGAGGAAGCCGGTGCCCATCCCGGCCAAAAAGGCAACAGCGCGGCTCATGCGGTTACTCCTGCTTGCAATGCACCGGCACCGATCATCTCGGCGATGCGGTTGATTTTCTTGTCCAGCGCCTGCACGGCCTTCATGGTCACGCCGTTCATGGTCACGAGGTCGATCTTCTTGCCGCCCGGTGCCGCCTTGTCGCCCATGTTCTTCTGCACGTCTTGGGCCATCGGGCCGATCTTCTCGCCCTCCATACCCGGCTCCATTGCGATGCCTTTCTCGGCCATGGCAGCGGGGTCGTACTTCCACTTCTGCACGGGTGTTGCGTTGTTGGCGGCCAGCGCTTCTTCGTCGCTCATGTCCTTGATGTCGGTTTTCATGTTCACGTCTGACAGGCCAGCCAGCATGGCGCTGCCCGATGTGCTGCCCGCGAAGGCGCCTGCTACACCGCCCAGCGCACCAAACAGGCCGGAATCCTGGCCTTGAATCTGCGCCTGCTGCCCATACAGGTTTCCCGATATTTGCTGGCCCTGCATGGCGGTGCTGAACCCTTGGCCCATCTGCGCGTTGGCCTGTGCGTTGCTGTTGACCGGCACGCCTGTGTTGGCTACCGCGTTGTTGCCTGCAGTCAGGGCCAGCGAGGCGCTGGTGGCTTGGTTCGATGCAAGCCCACGGCCCAGGCTGGCCGCGTCCATCTTGCGAGCGGCACCGATGGTCTCCACGCCCCTGCGTGCGGTGAATGCCGCGCCTGCGTTGGCTTTGGCCTGATCCACCGATCGGCCTTCCTGCACAGCCATCGCGCGGGCGCTTCCAGGGTCAAGCCCGTTGGCCGCCATGGTGCGCGCAGCCGCTGAGTTGGTCGCAGCAAAGCCCTTGTTCACATCGGCCATGGCCTCGTCGGCTGCCGCTTGGCGTCTTTGCGGCGTGTCAAAAGCGTTGGCGTCGGCAACGATGCTTTGCTCAAGCGGCCTGAACGTGGACTTGTTGTAGGCGTCGTAGTCCTTGGCAAGCGCATCCTGCGTTCGAGACGATTGCAACTGCTGGTCGGCCACCTCGTAGGCCTTGTCCTCCAGGCGCTTGCGAGCGGGCGCGTCCTCGATGCGCACTTGCTTGTACCAGTCCAGGGCTTCCTTGCTGAGTGCGGCTGTGGCTTCTGCCGCGCGGTTCATGCCGCTGGTGTCGGGTGCATCGTTGCATCGAGCATGCCACCCCATTGCCTTGCGGCGTTGTTCTTGGATGTTCACGGTGTGTCCTTGAAGAACTTGACGAATTTGTGTGCGAAGTGCTGGTATCCCAAGCGGCGCATCAGCACATCGGCGTTGTTGACCAGCTTGGAGTCGGATGTGGCTTGTCGCACGCCCAGCCCGACCAGCGCGCGCTCGCCATAGCGCATGAGAGACATGGCTGTCATGCCGCCACGTGCGCTGGGTGTGAGGTACAGCGTGTCCTCGTTTGCCACCAGCACGGAGCGCGAGTGCATCGAATGCCCCACGTACAGGCGAAGGTTGCCCACCAGATCGCCCGCGCGGCGCACGGTGAACTGGATCAGGCCCCCGGCGCGCTCGATGGCCAGCATGCGCTCATAGTCGGGGTCAAGCTCTAGGCCGTGTCGGTAGCCCTCGGTCTCCTGCCAGTGCTCCACATGCAGCGGTTGAAGCTCGGGCAGCACGTCGCGCAGCCGCTCCACCTGAATGGTGAATTCACCCTTGCTCAAGGGATCGAACTGGCCCGGATCAATGGCTCTTTCGGGCTGCTGCGCGGGGACATTGCCGAAGGCTTCGTGCGCGGCCATCTCGATGCGCGCAGCATCCTCTGGGGTCAAGACCTTGCCGATCAGAGCGCCAACGGTGCTGCGAAGAAGGGTGATGTTGGGCACGGCGCGCACTTGTGGATGGGTGCTCGTACCGTACCGGTCAACCGGCAAAACTCAACCCAAAACGCGCCCTCGCAAGCGCCTTTCTTTCGTGCTTGGCCTACCAGTTCGGCACCGCCTCAACCTCGGCGATCGTCGTGGCTGCGTCCATCTGCGCCTTGAGCACTTGTGAGTGATTGAAGTTGGCTGTGCCGGTGGCGACCATCGCGCCGTAGAACTGCGCCCAGGTGGCCACGTTGGGGATGGCAATGAACGTGTTATCCGTCGCCTTCCATGCTCCAGGCCAGCCGGGTGGGAGTGCTTGCAGCATCAGGATCGCGCCGTGCGTGGCGTCAATGTCCGAGCGGCTGAGCTGGTCCACCGCGATCTGCTTGCCTTGGAAGGGGAAAGTCGAACTGTTGGCTGCGGCGCGGGCTTGGTTGATGGCGCTGTTCTTGGTGGCTTTTACGTCAGCCAGAGTGCGTAGGTCAACCAACACGGCGGCCCCGTCGATAAATCGAAAGGCAGCGCTGTTTTGAGATAGCCACGTCACAGCATCGCTTACCTGTGCAACCGACTGTCCAGGTGCGTCTGGCGCGTCAGAGCTGTAGTCAATGCGCTGAATATCTAGCGTGGTGGGGTTGTAAATAATCCAGGTCATATCAACCTCCCGATGCCGCGTGAGTACCTTGAGCAAAAAACGATGCCATCGAGATTCGTCCGTTTACGTCCCGGATAAAGCACACGATAGTGCCTGCGTTCGTCAAGCCGTCCCCTGTCCCAATGACTGTGACGGTTTGCGTGTTGGCGTCGGTCAGGTAAAGTCTGGCGTTAGGCCCCGCTGCAACAATTGCCCACTGATAGGTGTACGGACTGTTGCCGCCAGACGCTGTTACGGTGCGAGAGCCATAGGTTTGTGGGGTTCCAAAACCCACCGAAACAATCAGACTGCCTCCCGCGACAGATGCGCTGTAGGCGTTCAGCGTCACCCCGTTGATGGTCGGGTTGGTCATGGTTATCAAGCCAGCGACAACCTGAAACCCCGGCGCGTAAATGTTGCCGTTGGCCTCTACCTGAAAATACTGACCGTTGTTGAAGTTGCCGAGCAACAGGCCATTCGGCCCAAGGTACGAGCCAATCTGCCCGGACGCAGGCCAGACGTAGCCGGTGAAGCCGCCCGTGGTGAACTGACCGCCCGATACGTTGCCCGCAAAGGTGCCGGTTGCAGCAGACAGCGAGCCTGCAAAGGTGCCTGTCGCAGCATTCAGCGCCCCAGAGATGTTCAGATTAAACCCATCCCACGTCAGCTGGTTGCCCGCGCTGTTGCCCAGCGAGAAGGTGCCGTTGCTGCCCAGGAAAAAGCCGCTTCCGGTGTTGAATGCCGTCTGCCCCGCGCGCACCGCGTTCGCTGCAATCGTGATCCCGCCGATCTGTCCGGCAGTGGCGAACACCGTGCCGCGCACCACCACCTGGGAAAACTCAGCCGTGCCGTCGCCGTTGATGCGCCAGCCAGCAGACCCAGGGATGTAGCCGGTCGCCTGAATGAACTGGCCCACCGCAATCGAGCCTGTTGTGATCTTGCCTGCGCTGACGTTGGCAATCTTGGCGTCATCAATCACGGCGGTGCCGATCTGCCCGCGTGTGGCCACCAGCCGGGCAAAGAAGGCGTTCTCGGCGTAGATGCCGGGGGATACCACTTCCCCGTTGATCGTCTCGGGCACCACCTGAACAACGAACGGCAGGGCTTGGGGTGTTGTGCTCCAGATCGTCCCAGACCAGAACCGGCGTACTGCCGGGTTGACGCTGGTGTCCAACCACACCATGCCCCGGTAGCGGTTCACGGTTGGGGCGACTGCCTGCACGATGGCTGGCGGTGCAACAAAGAACTGCCCTGCTTGGATGCCGAAAGCGCTGGTGGGCGCGGCGTTGTTGGAAGTGCTGGCCAGCCCGTAGCCGCTCACCAGTCCGGCCACATCGGTCTTCACGGTGAACTGAGCGTAGAGTTCGCCGGTTTGCGTGGCGCGCGTCATGGATTCGGTTTGGATGGCTGCTGCGTTGGCGTCCAGCGTGGCTGACAGCGAAACAGAAAGCTCGGTCGCTGTGATCTGACCGGCCAGCGTTTGCAGCAGAAACGGCACATCGGGCGCTGTGGTGGCCTCAACACCGTTGGTGCCGCCCGCAGGTGACACCGACTCAACACCGTCGTTGGAGAGCCACTTGATCCAGATTTTCCAGCGCATGCCGGGGTTGGTCGGGTAGGCGCCAATCGTGCCGGGGAAGCGAAACAGTTCTACCGCGTTCGAGAAGGTGGGCTCGGGCGCGGGGGCAGTCCACGTCACCCCGTACACCACGGTCAGGTTGTGCCGGCCGCCTTGCAGGTACACCGGCTGGTCGCACTCGACGTAGAGGTAGGACACGCCCGGCGTGACAGCAAGACCCGTTGGCGTTGGCGGCGGCGTCAGGTCCGGCCCTCTCTCACCCCCAGGTGGGACTGCCGGCCCGCCTGGGCCTGTGGCTCCACCTGATGGTGTACCGTCTGCATTGAGCAAGCCCACGGCGCGGGCGGTTCGCAGGGTCAGCGCCGTGTCCAGCGGGTTGCCCCGGTAGCCCCGGAATGTCTGCAAGGTCTCCCGCACGGAGGCGATCACCGCCGACAGGTTGCTGTTGTCGCGGTTGAGTTCGGGAATGTCCTTGAGGCGGTCGGTCATGCTGTCAGGTCGCGCAGGTTGTCGGTCAGGATCAGCCCGGTCACATCGTTGACCGTCTCCACCTCGATCTGGTAGTTCTCGGCCAAGTAGCCCGGTGGGAACCAGAAGGGCTCGTCGTCGATCACGACACGCACCTCTGGCGGCTGATCGTCGGCAAAAAGAGTGACGGTGCAGGGGTACACGTCTGCGATCACCTTGCACACGCTCATGTTGAGCGGGTAGGGCTGGCGAAACACCTTGGTGCGGTGCTGCGCGGTCATGGTGGTCGTCCCGCCGTTCCAGCGCCGGATGTTGGTGCCCTCCAGCACATACAACTCTTCCTCCAGGGCGTCAAAGTGCACCGCGCTGTAGCCACCGGTCAGGAAGTAGATGCCCGCGTCAGGCTGCATCGGGTCGAGCATGAAACCCCTCAAACCGTCGATGCCTTCGTAGAAGCCCATGTACTTGCCGTTGAACTGACCCGCCACGATGGAGGACGGATTGAGGGCCTTCCAGTCATCCAGCAACATCAGGCCTTCGGTCAGCAAGCGAGGCGCGCCGTTGGTGCCCACGTAGGCCAGCCCGTCAGCCGTGGCCCAGCAAGCGCCGTGCCCGAATGCCACCACGGAGCGCTCGGACACGCACGCGGCGATGAACTCCACCGGCACATCGTCCATGGCCTCGGGCGCGCTGCCGTTGACCATGCGCGGGCGCCCGGTGGTGAGGATCAGCAGGTTCTTTTGGAACACCGCCAGGGCAATCGGCGTGTCCATGCACAGGGTCTCGTAGGCAGCAGGCCACGCATGGGGCTTGAACTGCTCGCAGTAGCGCACCGAGTTGCCGGTGATGCCCGCCATCATGCCGTTCCACAGGCCCGTCAGGTGCTTGAGGTCGGCCGGTGGCATGGCGTACAACTGCGAGTCGAGCACGTCCGTTCCCAGCGCGCGGGCGTCATCGGTGGTGCTGGTGGCAACCGTTATGTCGCGCAGGAAGAAGAACTCGGCGCCCGTCGCACCAGACTGCGTGCGCCACACCCGAATGCGGTTGATGCCGCGAGCGTTGCCACCGCCCGAAGGTGGGGCGGCAAGACCGCTGATGTCCAGCAGCGCGCCGGGCTTGCATGTGACGGCCACGCTGACCTGAGCCGGGCCAACCTCGTCCCAGTCGCTCACGTAGGCGTATGCGTAAAAGCGCGTCTCATCATCGCCTGTGCCGGGCGTGGTCTCGACGACACTGGGCAGGGACATTGGCTGAGGGATGCCAAGGTCTCGGAAAGCGGTAGGGAAGGGCTCCCCGGCGAGCGCCAGGATGTTGTCCGTGACCTTCGGCGCGCCCGAGCCGGTGAAGTAGGTCCGCTTGGTGGTGCCGGTGGCGTTGAAGCTGTTGACCACGTGCACCACCGTGCTCCACTTGAGCCAGTAGACCGTATCGGTTCGTGCGTCTCGCTTCAGGATGGCCATGGTCTGCGTGGACGCTGGCGCGGTTGCCACGGTCAGCGGCTCGCGCCAGGGGCGCAGATCGCCCCGGTCTGGCCAGTGGTTGAGCGACCTCACGCCCACATTGGCCGACAGCAGCTTGGGGCGCAGCGCAAGGTTGGCGCCAAAGAAGGGGCCCAGGCGAATCACGGCCATGTCAGAACCACACCTTGGCGGTGCGCCCCGGTGCGCGCGCAAACCCGCGCAGCGCATCGGCTGCAGCGCTGGTCTTGCACAGCTCCCACGCGGTCTTTGCCACGATGGCACCGGCCGGGTCGCTGTAGGACTTATCCTTCGCGGTGAGGATCGTGGACAGCGCGCCGTCCGCAATGCCGTCGAGGTAGCGGCCAAAGGAGTCGGGCACTCTGGTGGCTGTGATGGACGGGGCCACCACGCTGTATGTGACCAGCTCCACGCCATCGGCTTGCGCCGGGTTGACCACAAAGCCGGTGAACGTGCCGAAGGCAAACCGCTGGCCGCTTTGCTGATCCAACAGTGCTCGGCCTTTGTCGGCCGCAATCAAATCGACAGGCCAGCCGCCCACCTTGACACTCAGAAGTTGCAGCACCTGCTGGCCGGAATCCTGTTCGTATTCGTACTCGGTCTCGTCAATCGAGGCGTCAATGGTGTCTTGCGTCTCGCGCCAGATCATCGACTCGCGGCACAACTCGATGATGGCCTTGCGAATGTGCTGCAAGGCCACCGACTCAGGGCAGCCGGTGGCGCGCGGCAAGACGTAGGGGAGCCAGTCGTCTAAGGTCACGATGCGGCCCCCGGCATTGATGGCGAGAACGGCAGGTGCTTCAGGTTCGGGTTGTAGCCCATGATGGCAATGGCCTTGGAGTTGATGGAACTGTTGAACAGACCCGCGTAGGTCTCAGCACTCATGCCGGTGGACAGGCTGTACTGCGCGTTTTTCATCAAGAGGCGCGCGCACACGTAGTTCACGAGGTCATCGACGTATTCGTCGTGCACGTCAATCGGGAACGGGTTGGTGCCTGCTGCGGCGTACAACTCCGAGCCGGGCGCGCCCGTGTTCGGGATGGCCAGGGGCGAGGCCACATAGGCCACGCGAACCCACACCTGCGTGGTCGGGTGAACGCCCGGCGTCACGTGGAAGTGGCGCGGCAGTCGCGGGTCGAACAGATAGCTGCGGACCTCGGTGCCAACGCTCATGTGCCAGTTCGGGCTGATCGTGTCCATCAGTTCGCGCCCCTCGGTGTTGGATCGGATGGCGCGCCCCGGCGTGAGGCCGGCTACGCCCATGTTGCACACCACGTCGATCAGCAGAGAGCCGATCACGGGGGAGGTTGGCACGGAGCCGTCTCCAGGCCTGCAAAACGCGGCCGGGATGTTCTCCACCGACTGCAAGGTGCCGGGCACAAGCCTCACGGCGTCCAGGCGCGAGCACGCAGCAGGCAGGTACTTGCTGATGGCGCGCTGGGCGTCCTCCAGAAAGTCCACCATTTCGCGCTCGGGCATGCGCGCGAACTGCGGCCTTGTGTCCTGCATCAAGGCGCTCACGCGCCGCAGAACTTCCCTGACCGTGATGGTGCCGGGCATGCTTTACCCGATCAGGCGGCAGTCGCCGTGAGTGCCTTGACGATGGCGCGGCGAATGGTGTCGCCCTTGGCCGCGTGGTGCACGGTGATCTTGTTGGCCAGCGCGAACTCGCGCAGCGAGGCGTCATCCAGCGTCGTCAGGTCCAGGGTGGCGCCCTCCGGCCCACGCAAAATGAAGTCTGCCATCGGGTCCGAAGTGGAAGAACTTCCACTCTCGACCAGCGTTTCAGCAGGCGCTTGCGCGCCCAGCACAGCCTGAGAGATTGCCTCAGCCTCAAACACCGGCATGACAATGGGTGGAACCACCGAAGCGTCTTCCACCCTGTCGTCAATCCTGCTGTACGTGCGAAACGCGCTCGGGGTGC